CTGAACCTAGTCGCTCAGCTTTCCCTGAACATGAAGATCTTTAAAACGATTGATACTTTAGACCAATCATAGTTTGCTCAATTTTATACATCTAGAGCTAGATGTTGCTCAATTTATTAGCCTAGAGCTAGGCTTTATTTGAACTTACGCTCCATAGGCTGCCACATGGCGTGCCTGATAGAACTCATAAGTCCTAAAATTAAAGTTCACATTACGAGTGCGAGCATAATTCCTTAACTCCGTAGTATAGGAATCAAACTGCTCTCGTCCATAATAAAACATCTCCATCTGAGAAGTGTCGATGTTTTGTTGAAGTTGATCATGATTCTCAACCTCAGATTTTTTATCTCTTATCCACAATATCATGGAATAAATAGAATCCTTATCTAAGGGAGCTAAAGTAAAGTTGCCCGATTGCGCAAACTTCCTCATCAAAAATTCAACTTCTTCTTTTTGAATATAGGGACTTTCCACTACGCCTTTCGACGCTGTTGTGTACTCCATCCCAAACATATCCTTACATAAGCGAGAAATATTGATCATATTGAAGTGATCTCCTATTCCGGGAATGGTTGAAAATATATTGTCATCGCCATAAAATATGGCTTTTACAATATCATTGAAAACTGCAACACTAAAGCCACAGTTACAACCCGATTCCCTACATTCTTCTCTCAACTTATAAAAAAATATGTGAAACAAGCAAATATTAACAAATGTATTTAAAAATCCGGTCAAATATCCGCCTGAAGGATTCATGAAATCAAAGTCATAAACGTATCTTCCCACTACCAATAAAGGACAGGTAGCCGAAAGACAACAGTAAAAGACTTCTCTTCCATCAGTTTTCCAATCTAATCCCATTTCACCACAACAAAAGAAGCCCATTAAGACTCCGAAGAAATAACGAAGCCCTGTATCATAGCCTCCATAATCTCCTCCGCCGTAATTGACTCCTTTTCCAGCTATCTTAGCCATAAGCACACTCCAATCAAAGCCATGAACATTTGTTCCAATAGCTCCCATAGTTTGTGCCCTATGCTCTTTTAACCAGATAATAAGATTGCCTAAAACCATGCGGGTCCATATCATATGAATGAAATCTCCCACGCAAAAAATCCTAGTTTTTCCCTCTTCAACACGAGGGATATCACGTAACTCATCTTTCATACAAGCGATAGCTATCAATCTTGGTACTTTGCCTTTTCGTACGGCTTTTCTCAAGTTCTCTACCATCTCTCGGATTTTCGGATGAATAAATCTTGTTTCCAAGTTAATTGCATCTTTCCTTTTCATCTTCAAGATTTTCAAACAAAACCCTTCTGATGCGTTCATATCAATCGAGACTTGCTTCCCCGGGATGCCAAAAATGGCCTCCTCTATTGTTTGTTCTTCGAACTTAGGCCGATGAACATTTTCAGGTGGAGCAAATCCGTCACTGAATAAACGAAAATTCAAAACTGCTTCTCTTGTCAACCACCCTGGTACAGGAGTTGACTTATCCACTGCCCCCAATTTAGCCTTCCCTCGTTTAAAAGGTTCTTTTAACACCTCATTTACGTAGGTTGGCTTAAGGAGAGCAGGAGCATTCTTAACTGGAAAAACTGGATCAGAATTTATATCACCCTGAAAAACTGTAGGTACAAAAACAGTTTCACTAGGCAAATAAAAACTCTTCTCCAATTCTCCCAAATATCGAACTCCGTCTAAATGATCAGCTCCTGAACTATTGAAAGATAATTTCAACTCCTTCGGCGCATACCAACTATTTGGCATTTGTGCATCCGAGGAAATTATATAAGTTCCAGTAGT